GCTTTACCGTTAAATTCTATACCATCAGCATACTGTGTAAACGCGAAATTTTCTGTAATTACTTTTGCCATGTTTTATACCTGTTGTCCTGTCGGGGAGGATCTTGTAACCGTAAGATCACCTACGTCCGTAGCGTTAGCATCCGCCGCAAATGGGAACTTATCTATTGTGTTTTTGACCGCAGTAGGCAGGAACTGGTACGTCCCGCCAGAAGTATAACCATTCGTAGTAGAACTCTGTCCAGCGTTAGACCCTCTTGCTTGGCTAAGGTCACCCACGTCCGTCGCGTTAGCATTTGAAGCAAATGGAAATTTATCTATTACGTTGCTACCTGGGAATGATCCGGAAGTATAGCCAGACACGGTGCTAGACTGTCCAGCTGGCCCCAATTTTCCTATTGATAAATCGCCTACATCTGTAGCATTGCCATCGGCAGCGAATGGAAACTTGTCAATTATATTCGAAGGTGATCCACCGGCGGTATAACCATATTCAGTACTCGATTGTCCTGCAATGTTATACCTTCCTACAGTTAAGTCCCCAACATCTGTGGCGTTTGCATTTACAGCAAACGGAAATTTATCTATGGTATTAACAGCTGCAGGAACAAAGCCTCCTGAAGTATAACCGCTTACAGTAGAAGTCTGGCCCCCGCCGCCGATACTCCTTCTAGCTTGCGTTAAGTCTCCTACATCTGTGGCATTCGCATTTGAAGCAAATGGAAACTTGTCGATCGTATTGAGAGCACCGCCGGCGAGTCCTCCAGAAGTGTATCCTGAAACAGAACTGCTTTGACCTGAGGCGTATCCTCTTTGGACAGTTAAGTCTCCAACATCTGTGGCATTTCCATCTGACGTAAATGAAAACTTCTCTATTGTGAGACCCGCCGGGGGACCGTCGCCTCCCCCAGAAGCATATCCGCTTATCGTTCCTTGAAACAGCGGCCCAGTCACCTCTATCGAAGCATCTCGTAGAGTAATATCATTTAACGCTAGACCGTCTTCTCCAATCACAACGGTACCATCCGAGAAAGTATATCCGGCAGCCGATCCACTCACGGCATCCAACGAATCGTTATTTGCGATGATGATGGAATCTGTGACGGATACGTTTGCGGTACTGGCATACGATCTAGCAGCACCTATAACATCAGATCCGTTTATCTTAAATGCCATGACTTACTTTCTCCAACTCTACTCTAGTTTATTTATACCTGTTGACCTGCTGCGTAAAGTCTTGCTTGTGTAAGGTCTCCTACGTCAGTAGCATTGGCGTTTGCCGCGAATGAAAATTTGTCAATAGTGTTTGCGTACGCAGGCAAGACCCCGCCTGAATTGTAGCCAGATTCTGTACTTGATTGACCTGCCGGGCCAAACCTTGATTGTGTAAGATCACCCACGTCAGTAGCATTGGCGTCTGTCGCAAAGGGAAACTTGTCTATAGTGTTAACAAGAGTAGGAGGAGGAGTAATTCCTGGGTCAAGTCCTCCAGAAGTATAACCGCTTACGTCACTAGATTGGCCGGCAGAGCTTAGTCTTGCTTGTGTAAGATCACCAACGTCTGTGGCATTACCGTTAGATGCAAAAGGAAACTTGAATATAGTGTTAACAAGAGTAGAAAGATTAAATCCCCCAGATGTATAACCGCTTACGTCACTAGATTGGCCGGCAACGTTTACTCTTTCTTGTGTAAGATCACCAACGTCTGTTGCGTTGGCATTTGCAGCAAAAGGAAACTTATCTATAGTGTTAACGTAAGTAGGCCCAGTCACTCCGCCAGATGTATAACCGCTTACGTCACTAGATTGGCCGGCAGGGGCGGCTCTTGCTTGTGTAAGATCACCGACGTCAGTGGCATTAGCATTAGCTGCAAACGGAAACTTATCAATTGTGTTAAGTATTGGCGATTGACCGCCTGAAGTATACCCAGACTCAGCGCTTGATTGACCTGCTGCTGCTCGACGAGCTGGTGCTGTTAGATCACCAACATCGGTAGCATTTCCGTCTGCCGCAAACGGAAACTTGTCGATAGTATTCACATAGTTAAGGCTTGCAATTTCTCCACCTGATGTATATCCACTCGTACTACCTTGCACTGGTGAATATACTATAGCTTCTTCGAGCGCCAACGAACTGTTTGCAATTATCTTACTCTGTGCGGAATCAATCGCGCCCGCATCACTTATAACAGTAGTGCCTTTTATTATGTATGCCATGTTTACACCCGTTGCTCGCCAGAGCGTCCTATTATTTGAGTAAGATCACACAAGCGCGTTTTGTTAACAGATCCGTTCGTATTAAACAACATTCTCAAGATCTCCCTTGTGTATCTTAACTATTTATAAATTGATCTCGAATACTTAAATCCATTTAGTATGATGCAGGATTTTTATAATCAGGGAACGTCGTGCCGGTGCCCCATCTTATAAGAACAGCGCCAGGGCTTCCTGAAGAAGCAGTTCGTGTAGCACCACTGTCAAAGTAAGCGTACATAGCTCCGCCGCCGCCGCCCCCATAAGTTTGACTAGAACCAAAACTGCCGGCAGTTCCGCTAGGAGCTGTTGTACCTCCACTAATCTGTGTCGCCCCGCCTCCTACTCCGTCAGAGCCCTTACCGTGAGCACCTACTCCGCCGCCGTCACCGCCTTCCGAAATAAATCCGCCGGAAATGTCTGGGCTATATTCTCTACTCGCACCGGCACCCCCTCCTCCAGAATTTGTTGCTGGATTATTTCCTTGACCGCTAGTTGCGCCGCCGCCGTTTCCAGAATAACCGCCCGCCCCGCCGCCGCCCCCGCCATCATAACCAGAAGATCGAGTCTGCCCTACACCGCCATTCCCGCCCCCATCGCCAGTAAACGTCCCGGCAGATCCTCCATCAGAATCGCCGCCGCCACCGAATCCACCCTTAACCGTGCCGGAGCTTATAAAATAACTATCAAATCCAGGACTACCGTTTACGGTAGTCGAAAGCTGGTCTCCAACTATAGTGGCCCCAGCACCACCTTGCCCAACGAGGACTGTATAAGTACTTCCAGGTGTAACAGCAATATTGTTTTTCCAGCCGAGACCGCCCCCGCCGCCGCCGCTAGCAGGTACTTCACCACCACCAGATGTTCCTCGGCTAATCTGTCCGCCACCGCCCCCACCGATAGCAACCACGTTTACACTAGTAACGTCATTAGGGACAGTAAATGTTGTGGTACCAGGAGTAGAAAAAAGTTGAAATCCTGGCGTAACATAATCATTTATGACTACATCTACGAACTTCGATCCGGTTTGATTACCTATACTGTCCGTTGCGTCGAGTGTAAGTCTAAATGTTTCTGATGCAGGATTTGCAATATAAATTCCTTGAATTAGACTATACGATGCGGATAGATTTAGAGACGATACTAACGTCGCCGTGCTTAAGTCCCAAGGAGTACTTAACGTATAGTAATATATTATTCTATTGTCTCCAACCGTGTACATTTTAGTACCAGTATCATTCACGCGCACATCAAGCGGAAAATAACCTACTGCTAACGATGTAGAAAATGTCCAAGTGTTACACTGAAACGCAGTACCAGAGTATGCTAAAATTGCACCAGGAGAACCTAGTGTCGGATTTGATACGTCTGCTACGAATGCCTTCGTTCCATCCGGTTTTACGTGTATTCCAGTAGGAAGGCTTGCGGTTGCCGATATGTCCAAGGTTCTCTCTGGACTCTGTGGGCCAAGTGAAAAGGTTGGATTCCACGCAGTTATTGTATCTTGTATTATTCTGCTTAAAGCACGATCAGTTTGAAATAGTTGTGTACCGCTACTCGAAATCCAAAGACCTTGGTGATTCGTTCCAAGTGTACTGTAGGGATCAACTGGTCCAGCAACAACCGTGCTGAGATCCCATTGATCCACGCTTGGTTCGGGTGTCATACTGAACTCAGCAATTTCATCATTATTATTGTCTAGTAACCAAAATTTTTCACCGTCTGGTTTAAAAAATATCGAACTAGCTCTTTGACTGCTACCGACCGGGTAAAAGTATTGCCCTTCAAGTACTGGGCTTTGCAGATCTGCCGTTGTTCTATACTTAACAACACTAAGATTAGAACCACTGAGTGGCTCAACGGCTAGGAATATTTCCATATCGTCGTTTATTAGTGTTGGGAAATCTAATATGCCTTGATTACTTGTAAGCGTAAATGTACCTGTTGTACTCCGTGATAGATCTTCTGCATTTACTCCAGTGACCGTATATCCTACAGTAGTACTATCCGGGACCCTTGCGCTTACGGTAACAGTGACGGTATTTCCTTCATTGATAGAAGCGGCCGAGGAACTAATACTATAACTACTAAGATAAGCAGTCGTTCCCAAGAGCATATTTAGATTTCCAATTGACATTACGAAACTGCACCAGAGACTACACAGATGTTTGTACCTACGAACAAGATCGTGCAGAGACCTCTTGTAAACAAGGTGATACTAGAAACGTCAGTGTCAGCACCAGAAATATATGAAGTTACTGCAGAAGAAGTAATTGTCGCATTTGATGAAGTATTATTGAAAATTGAAATTATATCGCCAGTTGAAAACACACCGCTTGGTATTACGATGCTACCGCCGGATCCTATAGCAACAAAATCTCCTACATCTCCAGCTGCTAATGTGTAAGAAGACGTCTTGGTTCCTGCAGCAGGAACCGTGTTTGCACCGGATACACCAGTTATACCTTGAGATCCGGTGATACCCTGAATACCTTGAGCTCCGGTTCCTTGCGTACCTTGAGATCCGGTAATACCCTGAACGCCTTGAGATCCTGCCCCACTGGTTCCTTGAATACCTTGTACACCCTGTGAAGCTACGGCACCCGCGATGCCTTGGATACCTTGAGATCCAGTAGTACCTTGAACACCCTGCCCGCCCGCGCCTTCGATACCCTGAATGCCTTGCACGCCTTGCGAAGCTATAGAACCGGCGATACCTTGGATACCTTGAGATCCAGTAATGCCTTGAACACCCTGTTCACCTGCACCCCCGGTACCCTGAATACCTTGGACGCCCTGATTTCCGGAAATGCCTTGGATGCCTTGCTCACCAGTGATACCTTGGATACCTTGCGCGCCATTTACTGTAAAACCATCCCATCTTTGCTTAGCTGCGTTGTATTGATAGGTTCTACCGTTTAAAGCATAGAGCTGGCCGTTCGTTGGAGACGTAGGAAAATCAAATGCTGCCATTTCTCTCTCCTAATTTCTTTATTGCATCAATCATGATAGCAATGAGCGGTATATAAGCCACCGTCTTATCTCCATTTCCATTTGTTTCTACGAGTTCAGGCATAATCTTTTCAAACTCTTGAGCGATTACACCGTAACTCTTTATATCGTTGCTCTTCCAATTAAATTCGTACGTGTTTATCTTACTTAAGATGTCCAGGCTTTCAGAAATTGGGTTGAGATTCTTCTTATGCGCAATATCAGAAAGAGAGTTAAAGTTTGTCGCGTTGAGTGTTCCAGTGCTTGGATTGAAATATAACTTACTATCGGCCGCATTAACAGTCTGAACGGAGCCAACGTTAGCTACAAACACAGGATAGAAGCTTGCGTTCGTCGAAGTATCATTTGTTGCTTGAAGATCTGTTGCTGAAGCAGAAGCAGACTCCGGGCCTTGAATACCCTGAACTCCTTGAGAGCCTGTGATACCCTGAATACCTTGAGCTCCGGTTCCTTGCGTACCTTGAGATCCGGTGATACCCTGTACGCCTTGTTCACCAGTGATACCCTGAACACCTTGTTCACCAGTGATACCCTGAATGCCTTGTTCACCAGTGATACCCTGAACACCTTGTGATCCTGCGCCAGTAATACCCTGAATGCCTTGAGATCCAGTGATACCTTGGACACCTTGCTCTCCAGCACCCCCAGTACCTTGAACACCTTGATCTCCAGTGATACCCTGTATTCCCTGTTCACCAGTGATACCTTGGATACCCTGAACACCTTGTGCTCCAGTGATACCTTGGATGCCCTGTTCACCAGTGATACCCTGTATTCCCTGTTCACCAGATATACCCTGAACACCTTGAGAACCAGTTCCAGCGATACCTTGGATACCCTGTTCTCCAGTAATACCTTGAACGCCTTGAGATCCAGTTATACCCTGAACACCCTGTTCGCCAGTAATACCTTGGATACCCTGTTCGCCAGTGATACCTTGAACGCCTTGTTCGCCGGCGCCACCTGTACCTTGAACACCTTGATCTCCAGTGATACCTTGTATGCCTTGCGATCCGGTAATACCTTGTACGCCCTGTTCACCGGCGCCACCGGTACCCTGAACGCCTTGTTCGCCAACGATACCCTGAATACCTTGAACACCTTGCGATCCAGTGATACCTTGAGAACCTTGTGTACCTGCTCCAGTGATACCCTGAACACCTTGTTCGCCAACGATACCCTGAATACCTTGAACACCTTCTCCTTCAATACCTTGGATACCTTGGATACCTTGCGATCCAGAGATACCCTGAACACCTTGCGATCCAGTGATACCTTGAGAACCTTGTGTACCTTCTCCAGTGATACCCTGAACACCTTGTGATCCAGCGATGCCTTGGATACCCTGAACACCTTCTCCTTCAATACCTTGGATACCCTGTGCTCCAGTAATACCTTGAACACCTTGAGATCCAGCGATGCCTTGGATACCCTGAACACCTTCTCCTTCAATACCCTGGATACCTTGGATACCTTGCGATCCAGAGATACCCTGAACACCTTGCGATCCGGTAATACCTTGGATACCCTGCGCTCCAGTAATACCCTGAACACCCTGAGAACCTGCGTTACCTTGAACGCCCTGCGATCCAGTTCCAGCTATACCCTGAATACCTTGGATGGCAGTACCCTGAATACCCTGAACACCTTGACTACCTTGGACGCCAAATACGCTTGTAGATTCTACCCATTGAATAGTATCGCCGTCATCGTAATAAACATAGAGTTCACCGCTTTCCGGATCCCACCAAAGGTCACCAATTCCTGGGCTAGACGGTGGAGTAGCGCTAATTTCGACAGATGCGCGAGCAGCCATCGCACCCTGAATACCTTGTTCGCCAGTGATACCCTGAATACCTTGGATACCCTGAATACCTTGGATGGCAGTACCCTGAATGCCCTGAACGCCTTGGTTACCTTGAATACCCTGAATACCTTGGATAGAAGTACCCTGAATACCTTGAATGCCTTGGCTACCTTGGATACCTTGTGATCCTGTAATACCTTGAATACCCTGATCGCCTTTTGCGCCAAGAGTTCCATCTATACCTTGGATACCTTGAACACCTTGGCTACCCTGAATACCTTGGATACCCTGAATACCTTGGATAGCAGTACCTTGAATACCCTGAACGCCTTGATTTCCCTGAATACCTTGGAAACCCTGTGTACCCTGCCCAACTGTACCTTGAATACCCTGAATACCTTGGCGGCCTTGCGTTCCCTGCGTACCCTGAACACCCTGAACACCTTGAACACCTTGAACACCAGCGATTGGGCCTGCATTAATCCAATTTGTACCGTTGTATACCCAAAAATCTTGAGTAGTTTCATCAATAACACCTTCACCGACTGCAGCTCCTGGAAACGCAGCATTTAGCGCGGTCTGAGGTGTTGCACCTACAGTAGCGATCGTCCCAATCACAACGAGAGATGGGCCATAGTTACCCTGAACACCTTGGCTACCCTGAATACCCTGAATACCTTGCGTGGCTGTAGCTATGTTCCAGGTAATTCCATCAGAAGTATAAAGATTTCCATCCTGCCCATATACTACCGTAAACTGGAACGCAACTGGATCCAGTGTGATAGGGACTGGAGTGTCAAATAAACGAGTCGGAGTTAATTGTGCTCCGCGTATACTTTTAAGAGACATCGTCTTCCTCCGCCTGACCCAACGTATATGATATAGTCACATCGACTGTATTGTTGGTCGTGGCTTTTACTTCGAGTATATCGCCAGTATATATGAACTGACCATTCATAGGATACGCAATGACATCGAATTTAGGCACCGGAATTTCATTCGCTAGCCAGAACGTAGTGTTTGAACTTGCGCGATATATCCTTACACTTACGTCTACAGTCTGTATGTCTCTGTTTGCAATAAGAAGTGGAGTTATGATCTCGGCAACACCTGGAACTACTACCGTGCTGCCTCCAAAGACAAGTTCTGGTATTTCATAACTAGGAACTTCTATAATTGGTTGCCAGTTCGTTGTCAACGCAACACTAAGACCTATTGGTTTTGCGTCAGGCGCTTGACTTGTTGATATGATAGTTGTCATGTTGATGTCCTACTATTTGCGGCTCTGCGAGCTAATTTCCTAACTGAAGATGTAAATGGGCGACCTTCGATTCTTCCGGTTCTACCGTTGATTCTAAGACCTCTTGCAAAATACTGGTTGTTCAACTCGTCCGCGCCGGACCATCTTACTCGTCCTCCGTCTTCTTGGAGAACGGACGCAGCAGCAGATATCGGCTGTCCTAGTCTTCTAAAGTTTAGAGGAAGCGCGTTTACGTTAACACCAGCGCTAGCAAGGTTAAACTGGTGAGATAGACTTTCTACTAAGCTTCCAAAGTTAATGATAAGAGGATTTCTTACACTTGCTATTAGAACATCATCGATAAGACCGTCAAGCATCGCTTCTTCGCCAGCAGTTAGAGAGAACTGGCTCTTAATAGTATCTCTCATACGATCCCACGAATTTGTGAAAGCGTTTAAGAGAGATATATCATTTGCACCATCAGAAGTCCAAGCAGAACCGTTCCAATAGTAAATGGTTCCATCGTATATATTTGCTATGCTAGAATATACGATATATGCGTCATTAATCTCGACTGTAGATCCGGCCGGTAAATTCGTTGTATTTGGCCCGGCCACACTTCCAATGTAGTTCAATCCAATGGTAGTTGGATTAAATACAGAGAAAACATGTCTTCCTCTATAATTAAAGAGCCCAGCTGTAAAGATGCGAGTACCTGTTTGTGTTCCTTCTCTAAAGTCATTAGTGATGGAACGTAAGAAGTTCAGAGCGTCTCTTCTTGTAAGATTTTCATCGATAAAGTCATACTCAGAATTTACATATGCGATCGTGGTTTTCTGCAGATTTGTGATATTATCGTTTATTATTTCTCGGCTGTTGGAGAAAGTATTATTTACCCAAGACAGATCCGGTTCCTCAGCAGCTGGTAAATAAGTAAGAGAGTTATACTTTATAACATTTCTTAAGATATTAGCTAGTTCTATACATCTGTTTGCTTCGTTCTGAGAAGCAATACCTGGGGCCGTGCTCTGTCCTGTATACGTACCCAACATTATTGATGAGCATATCTCACCAAGTCTGTTCCATGCCGCGGCGGTTGGTTCTCTTTGGTTTAAAGGAAGTTGGCTTGATGTACCAACAAAATAAGCCTCAGCATTGAGTATAGTAGCAGTGTTTGTGTTATAGTTTAAATCGTGTGTTAACGCGTCTATTACGTACCCGGTGTCTCTTCTGCAAGTCGTTTGGTTATACACAAGAGAAGGATAATTTGTGTTTATCCAAGTAATCAGATCGTTTTGTATTTTAGTTTTATTAGCTACCAACAGATCTCTGGCTATTGCGTGGTTTGTGACTCCGGTATTCGTGAATGTAAGAGCATTCGCGTTTCCGGTTCCATTCGTCAGGATATCTATAATTTCATCAAAAGCAGCGTTTGTTCTAGAAACGCTAGTTGCATCCTCGAGAAGGTTCTGAACCGAAGATTTTAGAAAAGATATTGCTCCAGATGTTTCTGTGAGCTGGCTGCTAATTACAATGCTAGAACTTGCTCTTCTATAAGAAATTCCATTTACAACCGCCCAATAGTTTGTTCCTAGTACGAGATCGTTCCCTACACCCTCTAGAATGTATCTGGTGTCTCTCTTACATTTTTCGGAGTCGTACCCCTGGAATCCTAGAGTGTCCGTTAAATACTCCCATAGGTCGTCTATCACGGTGTTTGATGAGTTTATAATTGTATCGGCTAGCTCTACGTTCGCAACTCTAGTTACTGATGTCTCTCTAGGATTGAACACAGGAGTGGTTCCCTTTGCTCTCATAGAGATGTCGCCGAACTGAGTTCCGGAGTTGTTAAGTGTTATCTGTCCACCGTCTAACGCATAGAACGCGCATCTAGAAAATATAGATAGAGAAGAGATACCATTAATGCCAGCGCCGTTCTTTGCAACGTATCCTAGACCGTTCTGAGTACGAGGAGTAGCGCCAAAGCATAGTATATATGGAAATATAGAATCTGGGTCAACAACTGCTCGGTCGGCGAGTATCGTCCCACCTCCACGACCTACGTTCTTGTTTGGAAAGTCTTCTTCTCCAACGACAGTTATTGTTGCGGTGCCGCCCGACGATGTCGTGATTGTTGTATTGGCCGTGAAATCTACATTATTATTTCTAACATATATAGTTCCAGTTCCAATCTCTTCAACTCTTGAAATAAATCCAGTTACGCCATCGCTAGTTTCTATCGAGTCTCCAACTTGGAAATCAGTATTCGATGAAACGTTTGAAACTGTAAGTTCGAATCCGAGGTCTTCAATCGTTCCTCGGCTGTTAAACGGATTTAAGAGAGGTGGTATCTCTCTTTCAAAGTAGTTTGAGATCTGGCTTGAGTCTCTAACGTAAGGTGATCTAGTAATTCTTGCGCCAGGTCTAAACGCATACGCAAAACCAGAACTAGGATAATCAAAGTTATCTACTTTAAGATTAAAGAAAGAAAATCCTTGCGCATAGCACCCAGATCCTAAGAGAATGCAATTCTTTGACTCGTATCCAGGGTTCATTACAATATTTGTAGTGTACTGGCCAGTCGATGAAACTATTGAACAGAAGTCCGGTAACGCTAACTCACCGTTTGTATAATACGTTCCTGGATGAACCGTGATGTTGACTATTCGTCTTCCTAATAAACCTGGTGCAACTTCTTCGGAAGCTTCCTGAGCAATACGAACGGCTCTTTCAAGAGTTGCTACCGGAGCTAGATAACTACCTATGTTATCGTCATCACCTTCAACGCTTACATATATCTTTCTAGCCTTCTTTGAAGACTTTGCGATCTCGTTGTATAGCTGCGAGTAAGAAAACGCAACAGTAGTTCCTGAAGATATGTCCTTTAAGTAGAAATAATCAGTAGGAGCTATATCGCCAGATAGAGTTTCGGTAACCGTTATGTTTGGATCGGTTATAGGAATATCTCTAATATAACCGCCTTCTATCTTGATATTATCAAATACTTCTTCTTCTAAAGAATTTATGAGTTCTGCGCGGGTGATGTTCTTTGTGCCATCATCACCTTGATCCAAGTTAACAACGACAAAGAGATCTCTTGATTTCGTCTTATCGCCTGAAATCCCATCAAGATCTGAAATTTTTGTCATATTCGTTTAACCTCTTTTTCTTTCTATTTATAAAAAGATGCAGGATGGTTTAAGAGTTATAATTTTAAGCCCTATTACGAAAAGCTTGATGAATTATAAGATACACCCGATTCTTAGACACTTTTTTCATAAATTTACGATCATGCACTTTTTTATTTTTACTCAGCCAACTAATTGTCATATTGTACTAATAGATCGTAGCAGTAATCATCATTTGGAACTTTCCTTTATACTGTCGAGTTCACTCTTAAGTTCTTTTATTGCTTCTATTAGAAGACCAACTATGTTTCCATAACGTACTGCTTTTGTTTTTGAACCAAATTTTGGATCGTCTATCTCATATACCGCCTCAGGCAATATTGTTTCGATCTCTTGGGCTATGACACCGGTTATGCGTCTATCGTCGCCAATAAAATTATACGTGTAACCGCCTACGCTTAGTACTCTTTCTAATGCGTTGTCAATTCTGTTTATGTTTTCTTTCTTACGTATATCAGAAGAAGACGCAAATGCAGTAACGTCGCCGTTTGAAGATATAGCACCAGTAGATGTAATAGTACCTGTCGTGGTTAGGTTTGCAAAGGTAACGTTGCTCGTTGTAGCTACGGCCTGACCTATGGATATGATTCCAGTTGTGTTATCATACGTTACGCCAGTTCCTGCGCTCAGCAGCCCTCGCACGGTAGAATTCGTTAGAGTCATAACGCCAGTCGATGAATCATAAGATAGAATACCACTAGCGCTTATAGCATTTCTTGCGCGCGCGTTTGTGAAGTATAAACTGTTTGTTCCTTCAGTCAAGTTATCGGTCGTATGATTACTTAGCGAGCTAACAGTTCCAGTTACGTTGCCAGTTAAATTACCGGTTACGTTTCCAGTTACGTTGCCAGTTAGATTTCCAACTAGGCCTCCTGCTCCCGCAACTATACCGCCAACCGCATTAAAGGTTCCTGCGATTGTAAGATTTCCAGTTGGAGTTAAAGATAGTTTTGTAGTACCAGCACCGTTATCAATAATAAAATTATTCGTAGTTGTATCTTCAAATCCAGTTCTCCACGTTGAAGAACCAGAAGAGTAGTTTATTCTGGCACCGTTTGTACTGATTACAGTTGCGGCGGTCTGCGTTGAAGATGTGACGGAAATTGGATTATTAAAACCTACAGTGGAAGATCCTAATTTTGGAGATATGGAATCAACTCTCAGCAAGTCGAATGCTATTATATTGTTAGCGGTAAAACTTCCTATTAGCGTTGAGTTTCCTGATGCGGTATCGCCTAGAGCAGACGCTGTCATGGCGTCTGCTTTCATTATGTCAACCATATCGTTGGTTGTATCCAACCACGTTTGAAAAGTTTGCGTAGTTACTATATTACTTAAACCTGGTTTTGCCATGTCTTACACGCTTTCTATCTTATCGAGTCTTTCGCAAACTGAACTCAAAATTTTTCTTATCTCTTTAACTTCTTTTGAAAGTAAGTCCATTTTTCGAATTCTATCTCTTTCTAATTTATATTTATTAAGAGATGTAACATCGTTGTTTAGGAGAGCTCCAGTTTTTTCGTCTCTTACAAGATTCATGTTAGTGATATCCCTCTGTAATCAAGAAGTCTTGGTGCTTTAAATATATTTTCTGAATATAGCTCTATCTTAATAGCAAACTTTCTATATCCTTCAAACGTTCCAAACGAATTGGTATAAGTTAGCACTCCTAGTGTTTTATTCGCGTCTGAAACTCCAAATTCAAACTCTCTAAAGTCTGAAGTATTGCTTAACGACGAGAATGTATTAACACCACTTACGAGTTCTAATTCTATCCAATCGTTAGTTTCAAAAACAGCGGGGTCTGTTGGAGACTGAACTTTAATAAAAGCTTTTATATTAGTTCCGTTTGGTCTATAACCAGTAACGTAGAGTTTAAAATCTTCTGCGTCGAGATTTTCGGCCAGCTGAACGGTTTTTGAAACATACTTAGAAGTATTAGCCGCGCTGTTACTTATCTTCCACTGATAAGCAAGTAACGTTGCGGTTTCAACATCTATGAACGGCGACGATGTTGTATTACCGCCATTCGTCATTGATACCGTAAGTTTCAATCCTTTGTTTCTATCAGGATCGTTTGACTTACTAAATACTACCATGCCGTTTTCGCCAAACGTGACCTTATCATTAAACAGCATGTTCTTTGTGTATATATTTGAAGTATTGTTTGGATCTACGAATGTTCCACTTAGAGCAGTTCTAGTTACACTATCATCAGTTCTCATGATCATAGGCTGGATATAACTATATTCTGCGTTATCAACAGACACGACCGTACTCTCAGTCCCGCTATCGAACCCATACAGAGTATTTCCAGCGGCAAACTTTCGAGTGGATGTTGCGCTTGATTTTTCAAGCATTATGAAATTTGGATACCTGAAGTCGTAATGAGTTAGAGTTCCAAATGTTATTGGGTATGCGGCGATAGAATCTGTAAACGCAGCCGGCCTATCAGATACAACAACAGTGGTGTTTGAGCTCTGTACTCTAAAGATCTGCTTGTTCGTAGATCCGTTATCAAGCAGTATGTAATCTCCGCTTGAGTACGTGGTGTCCATGTTAGTTCCAGTAATTTGATTATTGCCAGCTACAACACTAACAGTATTTGAAGTTGACGCATCCGCGGTCTCTAACTTATAGACCACCTCACCTACTTGGAATCTTCCAATGTTGTTTTGCGTTGTAATAAACTCGTTATTGTCATTTATAAAAGTAACTGATCCGGCAGGAGCATTAAAGTTGTGGCGGTATAGATTAAACTTAAGGTCTTCATCTTGATACGATTTCCATGCAGTTCCATTTGTAGAAGTGAATAGAACACCGTCACCCCAGTCTTGAACGACAGGAAGACCTAGGTTTGCGCCAGGTGTTAGGTTTGTTCCGCCGACCTTAGAAGTAAAGACTAGGTAGTCAGGATCCGATGCATCTGGCATTATGACAAGCGCGTATTCTTTTTCTACATCTAATCTTATTGGTGCTGGGAAAGTAACTGTAGTTGTGACCGAAGCGTCGTCTGATGTAGAAACTTGAGCAGGAGTAAGGTGTACTTTTGAGAAAGGTATAACCGTATATGATGGATACCCATTTACAACTTCTCTAAGTTCTACGGTGACGCCGTTGATAGTGCTCTTTCTCTTAAAGTACAGATCTACTTTTGATATGAACACCGTGTTTGATCCTAGACCCATACCTTTTTTGGTAAAGAATGTTTGGGCAATTGGATCCTTTCCTCCAGTAGGTCTTCCTCTACGAGTCACGTTTCTCTCTGTAACAACTTCGGTTACAAAGGATTCTGGTGTTCTAGTCGTTAGAGTGAACGATGCTTTTTCTACAGAGAAGTTATATGCTCTATATGTTAAAACAGAGTAAGAGGTTCCACCACTTTCGATAGATGCGTATTGATCCACGTCAGCGATCTCTAGCTTTCTATCACCGACGAAGAACGTTGCTTCAGGTAAGCTGAACACTGCTCTTAATACACCGTTTGCATCAGATAATACTGCGTCGCCTTTAGCACCAAGGCGAGTAACATTGTCTGCGCTATCAACCGCGCTTCCTGGAGACACGTGTATATTAACATCTCTTTCATCAAAGAAGAAATAATGTTGTGTGTTTGGTCTCAGACCCGAGACATATATGTTAACATCTCTTGCTCTCATATATGGTTCGAAACTAAAGTTGGTTACAAAATCTCCAACTCTCTGCTCGTTTACTTGTTGACCCGTAACCTGGACGGTTCTAGTTGTGTCTCTAAAGGTGTCTTCAACTACCGCATTTCTTCGGCCAAAGATTCCAAGGAATCCGCGTCTACCAGGATCTAAAGTTTCTGAAGCTATGAGTTCACTACTTGTAGATGTTAAAGGTATAAACTCTTGTATCGCATCAGAAAATTGTTGGAATGGAGTGACAAGATCTATGTCCGCATTCACAGGGTTCGTGACCGTATCATACACTGTGTCAAACTCAGGAACGAGATTACCAACACCCTTGTAACTATAGAAGTTACTTACGCAATTTCTAAATTCTGTTGCGTATGGTTGTGCTATGATCGAAACATCTGCGTTTCTCTGAAGAGTCGCGACCTTAACATTTGACTCTGATGGAAAGAGAGTTGCCGAAGACGATGAATGATATACCATATTAATAGGAAATGTTTTCACTGACGGCATTAGAGACTTTTCTGTAAAGTCCAACGCTGCGTTATATTCAGTATCTTCAAGATTTGCAATATTAAGATCGTTGAACGGATCTACTATAATTCCATTCTTAAATCTAGTTAAGCCGTTTTCATCAGTTACATTAAGATTTTTCGTTTCAGCTTCGAGAGATGATAGAAGAACGTAGTATTTTAGAGCATCTAATTTTTCTTCTATGTTTTGGATATCTTTCATCTTATAGGATTTAGTTCCTTTAAGACGAGTTGAAACCCTATACTGTGGCTTACTACTTGAGTCTGCTTCATCTGGAGTTAGTGCAGGATTTCCTGGCACGTATATTTCAGCTATAGCAATTTGGTCGCTAACCACGCTTGGAGGAAGCGATTTTTCTGCTTCAACGCCTTTTACTATACTTATAGATCCGTAAGAGTCTACAGTTACAAGATCCGTTCTGTTAAAGAAAAACTCATAGTTTAGTGACCCGAACTGATTTAGAGCCGGAGTGATAATTTGGTGTGACGCTGAGAACGTTGGTGATACGTTAACTCCAGTTGAAGAATCGCTTACCGTTGGCGCTGTCGCGAGTGAAGCGGCGTTAGCATATGTTGCTGGAGATAGAGGTTCTGCATGCGGTCTGAAATCTAGTGAGTCCCTAAGATTGTATGATGCGCCTGACGGTGAAACATACAGAGGTATCTTATTTCTAGGGAACGATACTGGGTAACTATCTACAGTAAAGAAATAACTTCCTGAAGTATCATTTAATTTAAAAGCCTTCATATGAACAGTCATATCCCCATCCGAAGGAGCGGGTCTTCCCTGGATATATTCTATGTATGAGTGATCGTAGTAGTTATCTTTTTGATTTGATCTTAATCTAAAGCTAGTAGTCACATCGTTATTTGCAGAGTCCGTAATACTTACCACTTCGTAAACATCTGGGAAACCTAGGTTATATTTTGCCGTCGTTGAGATATCACTGTTCGCAAACGTACACTTAACATATAGATCTTCGTTTATCTTCGTGAAAGGATTTACGTTGACTACTCTCTTATTGAAATATACTGTAGCCGTTGAAGATGGAGCACTTGCTAGTGTTAAGACTAGATCGGCGCCGACGATCGTGCTGCTTACAACATCAATCTTAACATTCGTTCCGTCTACAAATAGTATGTCATCGTTACTTAGACTAAAATCTTCTCCTGACGCTGGAGATATCGTGACAGTTGTTCCAGAAAGGCCAGTCAACGATCTGGATGTTCTGACTGGTATTACGTGTCCACTAGTTGATTTTACACTTATCATTCCAGTATCAAATATCATTGAAGCACTTGAGGTCTCTTTAATTAAAGAGTTGTTCGCTACAGTAAGATATCCAGTATTTCCGACTATTCTTTCTACGTCTCTAATCGTGTTGCTTCCAACGAAACGAGTGTCAAAGAGAAAGATCTTATCGTTTGTGACGTTTCTAACTCTTGCGGTACCAGCATTAGACCCAGTCTCATCTTTAAGTGTAACTGTTGAAAAATCACCAAGAGTTATTGTTCCTGAGGTTGCAGTGTCAAGGAGATCTAGATATCCGCCGTACTTATATGATATTGCTTGGTTCGTTCTTTCGTCAAACGAAGTATTTGCTATATCATCAATGTTTAGAAGAACTTCGCCTAAGTTTTCAATTCTGTAACCTTTAACGTAAGCAAGACCTGTGCCGACAGAAGCTTTTAGACCGTCATCTCTTCTAACTATTTTCGTTTTGAAGTCACGAACTATGTAATCGCCAGACTCTTCATATGTGCGGCGAGCCATCTCTTCGCCAAGAGCATTATATTGGGATACGTCTCTTAGAGTAACAGCGTTGCCATTTGTATAGCGGCTAAGTGTGAAGAACGTAGTGTCTCCATCTGCTACGTCTGTAGGAAGCGCAGTAAGAACTGGTATGAGTTTAAGACGATCAGCTCCAGGCGCGTTTTGGTTAAACGACCCGTTTGCGTTATCAAGAAGTGAACTGTCTTGGAACGAATTTATAAGTCTTTCTTCAACCAAGTATCCAATAGAAACATTGTCCGGAATGTTCGTATACTTTGAAACGATAACTAACTGCTCTTCAGCAAAGAGGAAGTGTCCTTTTTGGAATATAACGCCTGGTGCAGATCTTAGGCCGAATGAGTTTCCTAAGGCGCCTGAGAATGACGTTACGTTTATTGAGTCGACAAGTTGTTCTGTTCTGTTAATATTCGTGCCAACTTCAACTGTGCTTATCTTCCAGATATTAAGAAGCTCACCGGTTTGGAACGTCTTATTTCCTGCAGAAGTTGTTGTATAGTTGATGTAGAAGGTATTTAAATCTGGGTTTCTTGTTTCAAATCCTCTAGTCGCAGCAATTACACTTGCAGTAACACCAGAGACCGCACCTCTTAATTCAAACGTATTATCTCTCGTAAAGGTCTGCCCAGTTATAGTTACCGTATCTGAAAACCCTACGTAAGATTCAACATTAAAATTTGGCTTATCTGTTAACTTAACAAAGTTCAAGTCACCTAGCTCTGAAAAGTTACATCCCTTTATGATCGACCCTTCTTTGAAGATGTTGTCGCCAAACTGTTCTATTTGATTTTGGAGAATAGTCTGCATCTGCGTAAGCTCTCTTGCCTGAACTGCAAAAGATGGCTTAAACAACACTTTGTAGAATTGCTTTTCTACTCTGAAATCGTCAAAGTATGGGTCAACATTAAGATCTGTATTAATTGGCATCTGCTTCTCTCTTAAAATTCAAGAACGATTTTATACTGTTCTCTTGCGTTTGCTGTTCTAGTGATAGGAGGAAATTGACTTATATAGTAAACTTCACCGGTTCTTTGAATATATGGCGATAATTTAAATCCAGGATAAGTAGAACTATACCCACTTCCATAGCTTGGGTTATTATCTATATTTATCGTGACTAATTGGTTCAGAGAAGAAACTAGTGGTAAAGTAGCATCCAAAGATATATCACTAAAATCATTATTTGCGTATGTTCCTACGTCGTTCGGAAACGGGCCGGAATATTCTGCTAGGTAAGCAAAGTTTCCAGAAACAGCGTGAACTTTTGCTGAAAAACGAGTTTCATTAAAGAAAATACTGCTCGTGTTACTTGTTTCTATCTGCGTCACAGTTTCATTTACAAAAAACGGATTAGTATCCAAAGCAACTTCTATACGATTATCGAACACCGTTGGATAAGGAAAAACTTTAAAATCAGGGTTTCTAACCACGCCTACACTACGATACTCATTTGTAGTTGGTATTAGTAGATTATCGTTTTGAGTTATTTCTGTGTATAATAAAACGTGACGGCATGATAACTCATCAACCAAATCAGATCCATGTCCGCCAGGTGTAGATATAACAGGTCTTAGTATCACTCTTTCATCTAAAGAATTTAAAGTTGTTGGATCGAATGCAAATGGATCAGGAACTCTTGCGACAGCTCTTGTATATCCAGAACCTTTATTTAGAATAGTAATACTTGTGATGACTCCGTTCGTCGAAACGTTTGGTATTGCGACGGCGCCGGTTCCATCCCCTCTTATTTCTACTCTAGGAAGTAAGATGAAACCAGCCGAATTCACTAGAACACCGTCTACAGGAATTCCTTCTACTAAAGTAATAATCGCCTTTCCAGTAGAAGGATTAAACACATACTTATCTACTTCATACACTTGCGATTCATTTATTGCGTTAGTTACATAGAATGTGTAACCTGAATAGTAGTTTTCAATCGCGCTTAGAGTTCCGGCTGCAGAAGGAATAATAGTTACGGTATTTTGCGTGCCACCAAGAACTTCATCTATCGTTCCTAAAACTTTTTCGTATCCAGAATTTTCCGCTGGGTTCTCTACAAATATTTGATCTACTGAGCTTGTGTCTGATACAGAAGAGTTTGCTTCAGACAAAAATATCGGAATGTAACCTCTAGAATTATACTTATCAAAGTCAGAAACGCTAATCGTGTATAGATATTTCCAAACGTATCCATCTGGCATTTCATACACTTGATTTGGTGTTGAGGTATTATAGTTCGGCGGATTTGTTGAAGGCTCTCCGTAGTTATTAAACAAACACTTATATATCTTATAATCACCGGTTTCATTGTTCTGCGGATACACGACCGCGTAATATTTTTTATTCGATATTTCTTGCTTATCGTCATACTGTTCGTATACTGTACCAGTTACCCATATATGATTCTTTATCATATAAAAAACATTTTCTGGCAATATTTGTTTTCCAAACAAAGTCTTTTCTAAAAAAGTTAACTTTGAGTCATTTGTGTTTGAAAATGTAGTGTTTGAAACACTAGAGATAAAAAGATAGTAATCGTTCGAATAAACGTCGTCTACAAAACGACGAGTTGTGTCCGTCCTATACTTACTAGTGATTATTGTCATTACTACCTCTAGATTTTTGTTTTATTTATACTAAGGTTCGTCACACGGGTGGTATAATTTCTATTCTGGAAGATATTGGAGTAGAAATAACTTCTTCAAGATTAAATCTTCCGAACACTTTTGTTCCAGCCACGTGAGCAGTCTCTTTGAGCGATTGCTCATAAGTTGGTGTATCAAGTCTTGATTGTATCTCGTAAGAATATTCCTGATAGTAATCGCTATCTTGTATATATTTTCCAGGTGAATAGTATTCCAAACTTTCATTTTTCGAAACGTATCCACTTAAATGAGAATTATACGTGGACCAGAATCCTCCAGTGGATCCTTGCCCTCTTGCTGAAATAGTTCCTCTAGAAACGAGCTCACCATTTTTTAAAACATCCGCAACCGTGTTATGAACGTAGCCGTAGCCTGAATCAATAATGTTTACGCGGCTAATTCTTCCAACAGCAAAATCTGTCTCAGCTTCCATCACCGCATTTCTTCCGGCAACATCACTGCTTGAAAAATCATATGATACTGCTACTACATTGAAATTCGTTCCGCCGAATGTGATCGGTGTTGTTGAGTTAAAGCCATAATACCTATACGGTCTTACAGTAAGTGTTTTATCGGTAATTGCAAGAACCTTTCCTCTAAACGATCCCTGAGTTATTTCGTCACCTATATTGAGTGCCGTAGGAACTGTCTGGAGAGTTACGAGCTGGTTCTTTCTTTGAAGAAGATTAATTCTAGAGTCATACGGTAGAGCATACGCGTCGTTTACGTAATTTATGCCAGGATCTATATTTTCAAATCTAACGATCGTTCCGATGTCAAACCTCTCCAGATTAAACGCATCTTGTAGTGTTGTAGAAATGGTTACAGGATCCGTATTTCCTGACATGGGTGATAACGCAGGAGGAACATCATTATAATTCGAAGAATCTAGATGCACGTTTGCGTAATCGCCAATGATATCAAATATGAGAGCTACGTTTTCAGTATTTGTAATCTCTCCCACAATAACGCTACTTGTATTCGCGGTGTCAGGGTATAGCGGCCCTGGAGAAGTACTATTCTTTGGAGTCACTCTTATAGGGAACGAAGATAGTGTCTGTATGTCAATGACTGTGCTTCTATCTACAGTTTCTATGATTGAAGTGTTTGTAAAACTAGAGTTAGCTTCCATCTTCACAGCAACCAAAATATCGGTCTGCGCGACTACAATCCCTCTGTTTCCAGAGTCGTCTTCAAGGGTTTCCAAAAGGTTAAAGTTTCTTGAAGCATTATCAACGAAGATGAGTTGATCCGAAACTAGAAGCCTGCCGCTATCTATGCTGTATCCCCAGCCGCCGTCTAACAGGTTATATTCTATCGTACCCGTAGTGCTTTCTGTTACACCAGTAACGATACCAGTCGCGCCAATTCCATTGGGCGATCCACTTATAGTAACCAAATCTCCAAGAGAGTTACCGCCAGGTCCAGGGAAATCTATGTCTATAGACGTAAGAGAACCGTTGATGATTCCAAAGTTAACTGGTACACCGTTTATCTCGCATATGATATTTTCGAGACCAATAAAGACTCCAGTGACATCGTTAATGAATATGATTGGAGTAAAAGAATTGTTTATTATGATAAAGTTAATTTTATCAACGGTAGCACGAGCTCTTGAGGCTGCGCCGATGATTGGCCTATTCACAATGTCGTTATAGCTAAACTCGCCGGATAATTTTGTTGATGTAAACACTCCAGCATTCGGTGCTAGCTGAAGAAAGCTACCTTGCTTCCATTGTGAGTCTGATGGTTTAAAAATATCTCGCGCTGGGTAATATATTTTTATAGATTCATTATAGAATAGACGAAAGAATAGTTCCAGCCCACCAGGAGTACCCTTTCTTCTATAGAGAGCAAGAATATTTTTAACGATTATTCTGACCGTATCGTCATTGAACGGAAGGTCTGCAAGATACTTATTCTTAAAAAAGATTAACATTCTTTCTAGAGTAGTATCTATATCCCTATACTCAAACAATCTTCTTCCATTGTATATAGACTGACTTGAGTTTTCTTCTAAGAATTTGTAGTACTGTTTTACAAAGTCGACTAACTCGTGCCCCTGCTCTCTGTATATCGCGGGGAACTGTTTTTCAATATGAAAGGAAATTATTCTATCTATAGACATATTAGTTTGTCTCTATAAAGTTAATTGAAATGTCTTCATCTCTTATTGATAATATGCGGCTCTTTGGCGCGGTTACGTCAGCTGATGTAGAAGCAGCATATATTTTAATTGCGCTACCGGTAAATGATTCAACGGCAAAGTTGATTAGTCTAACTTCTCCGGTAGTATAATTCACAGTTCCAATGCTTGGATTTAGAATTTCAATACTAATGTTGTTTGAGCTTATAACCTGCATATTGCCGCTTCCATCATCTTGAAGCTTAGAAGTAATTCCGCGGTACACGAAGTTTGTACTTACGACCGATGGTTTAAAATCTGTAAACCCGTTAACGGCTTTGTATGGATATGGTTTTACAAGACGAGTTTCAAACTTAAACTTTGGATTCAGCTCAAGATTTAGAGTAGGCTTATACTCAATGATTGGATTTACGCATAGCTCGTTGCCTAATAGACCGCCATCAACGTCGTCAATTATAGTCGACAACTTAGAAGATCTAAGAGTTTCGCCAAAATCATCTAAGAAGTTTTGATTATATGTTGATATCGCAGCTCTTATTAACTGTTCGAGTTCCTGCTCGGATTTATTCGTTAGTTTTGCTGAATACTTTACATCAACTACAGTTTCAACATAAATGAATTCTGGATCTATAAAAATAGGTTCGATCGTAACTGGAGTTTTATCTGATAAGTATCTTACATACGAGCTTTTGCTCGTTTCTGATAAGAACCCTTCTCCTTGCAAGTTAACAGAAATTGCAACTCTACCGAATTGTGGCGGATCTAACTCGTCTCCGCCATACGCAGAAACACTTCTTATCTCGGGAAATCTTTGTTTTAGTAGTATTTCATAGTCAGAGGCAGTAATAGCTCTCTCTTGAACTTGAAGAGACTTAGGAGCGATAAATTTTATGCTCGACAAACTTTCTCTCTCAGCTCCACCGTTTGCGGGTGTTACTGTAGTAACTGTAGTATTTGGAATAAAAGTTGTAGTAAAAGATCTTGCGCCATTTGGTTCTGTACCACTGCAAGCTCTATACTGTATCTTTATGTCAATGTCTCTTGCTGGCTGCTCACCGAATAAGTTTCTTCCAAAATAGACCGAGTACTTGTTATCAAAGTACGGCTCTAGATAGAACACCTTGCTCGTTGGCTCGACACCATACACTGACGGAGTATAGAAGAATTGGTTCTGTCCTTCTGTTGCTTCGTCGTCGACATACACTTCTATAGAGTTCGTATCTACGTTTTCGTTTGTTAGTGTACACTTAAAGTTGTTGTTTTCTTCAAGAAAGAAACCGTCCTTTTCAAACGCGGTGAGTATGTCACCTTCAAAAATTTCAACGTTAGTAGCAACAAACGTGTTTCCACTCGTTCTCTTTGCTAGGTATGCTTGATTAGTTAAAAACGTATATGACGTGCCCTCGTAGTTTGATTGAAACTCCGTAAACTTAGGTATCGTAATGATAGTTCCTACAGTTGAAGGACTAACTATACTAACGTTCACGACTGCCTTTGCGGAAACTCTTGATCTAGGAAGATAGTTAAGTTCTTTGGCATGAGATACCACAGAGTTTCTAAGAATTGCCGAGTCAAGAAACATCTCGTTGATTGCCATGTTCGTATAGAAGTTGTTCAAATACGTGTTATAAGAAAGGACATCCAACAGCACGTTCATATTCGAGCCAGCAAAGTTATAATCTTTGAATTGAGTTTGGCCTTTTAAGTAATCTATAAACTGTTCTTTTACGGCGGCAAAATCTAGCTCGTTTATTGGTCTTGTAGCCATTTTATCTTATCCTCTCTAGGAATACCGTGACTGCTATAGGCTCAGCAACGTTATTTATGTAAAAGTACACGTCTACTTCTACTGTGCTTTCGTCGATTGATGAACGAACTAATACATCTATAAGTGTTGCCCTTGGCTCGTATTCGCGAATTACGGTCTTAATCTGTTCTTGTATAAGTTTAATTATTGCCGGAGTATTATTTTCAAAAAGCATAGCTTGAACATTCCCACCGATTAGCGGCTGCATTAATCGCTCGCCTCTATTCGTTAGGATTAAGTTCTTAATAGACTCCTTCACAGCCTCTTCGTCTCGCTTTAGAGAAAGATCCTCAGTTAACGGATTCTGTGTCATGTCTTTATGAATGTCAGAAAATAAGCTAAGCTTTTTCTTAACTGGTGTTATAATCTGTACTACCATTCTCTTCTTGGCCCTATATCTACGTGAACGAAACTAGAGTATCTTCCTATTCCAGTAAACCCGTTGCTTAATGCTATTTTTATGAATTTTTCTTTAGTGTCATAATTAAAACCGCTCCACTTTACATCAACTGCTATCTTTGCTATATGAAGAGAATTCTTAGCCGCTCCAACACCTCTAGCTCTAAGTTCATCATTATAAAATTTAGGTCTGACTGCACTTACTAGTATCAGTTGTCTTTCAAATTGTTTTTGAACCCTCATTAGCTGAGCTTTTACTTTAGGATTTAATTCATCCCAACATGCTCGCCCAAGACCAGGTCTTTTATCTCTAAAACTGTTTCCATCAAACGTAATTCTGCTATCGCCTTTTCCATCGTTCCAAGGAGTGATATCTTCATAATCTTCAGCATTTAAGAGTGGTGGATTTCCAGCCTGCTCATATAACTCGTTACCTGTATTTATACCGGTTTGGCGAACTTGGTTATCATAACGAACAGCGCCCGCCGCAGTTGCACGTGTTGTATTTCTTGAAGAATTACTTTGAAGAATTGAAACAGTTTCCGTATATGAATTAACATATGCTTCTAGTGGATTCTTAAGAGAGAAAATTGCATTTTCTATTAGAGCGGCAAAACTGCAAAAGCGATATAAAAGAAACTGCACTTCTTGAATAGTCGGGCTTTTGAAGATTGACATTGCATAATCAATTAATTTTTCTATACCGGATTTGTAATTATCAACGTTCTGCTCGTCAAAAAAAGCAAGAGCTGATGTTTTTAACTTTTGGAAATTTGCATATACTGCTTCGTTTATCTTTACTACCTGTTGAATGCTTTTTGAAATCACGTTTGCTAAAGAAAAATTCTCAATAATGCTTTTTACTTGAGATACAACTTTATCTATTATACTTAAAATACTATTCTTTAGTGTTGACAATAATGAGCTTAGAGAAAAGTTTAACGCAAAGTTTTTTAAACTCTGTATTGTTGTATCTAAAGTTTGTAAAGCTGTAAAGAACGCACCCACTGCTCCGAATATATTAGGAAGTATCGAGCAAAAGCTTCCTATCGTATTTTTTGTAAAGTTTTGAGTGTAAAAGCCTTCGAATTCATTTATAAGGTTTATGCTAATAACTGTAGTAGCTATGCTTAACGTAAATGGAGTATAACCTATTCCGATTATAAAGTTTGCCACTTCTATTGGAGTAAAAACCGTTTCGGTTTGTATTCTGTTATAAAGTATAGGCTGATCCGCTTCTTTTATTAATGATCTAACCTCAGTGCGCAAAAAGAACGAATTCACTGCGGCTACGGCCGAATAAAAGGGAGTTTCACCGTATTCTTTAATAAGTCTTGCAATCGGGTCGTTACTAGGTAACGCAACAATTCCTCTCTCAAACTGAGAGAAGTCTACTGTATCTGGGAGAACTATCTCTTGAACTTCGGATGATGTTCCTATTTTAAGAACTCTTCCGCTTACTTTACAAAGTCCACTAGTAATAGCCATGTCTTAATAACTCCTTATTAAACGGTTCCAAACACTGTTCCGCCTATAACTCTGGAATC